TGGTGAAGGCCAAAGTTGCATTGTACCCGACTTAATGCCTTCTACTACATGAATAAAATCGTGAGTACCGCCAGAATACTCCAAAGCGGCCTCGATCCATTCCCTGCAATTTTCAATTATTTCATCCATGTGTCCTCGTTATAGATAGTGTAGAGGCTGGTAAAGCTGGCACTGATCCAGACGCCGCAGTGTAATTTAAAAAGCCATTTATGTTATCCATCATGTAATTTACCTCAAGATAATCTCCAGCCGCCAATGTAAATATTTGTGTTCGACTTATCACCATTGTGGCATTATTTTGATGCATTGCAGTAGTCATAGCGCTATTTGCTACGGCAGTGCCATTGACGCTAGGCCAAAAGTAAAAGTGTACTGTGCTTGAGCTTGTCGATGATATTTGTGCAGAAAACGATACAACATATTCGCCAGCTTCCTCAAACACAATTCTGCTTGTCGGCGTGCCTTGCGTAATTCTTGAATTGCCAGATGGCGCGTCATAGGTCAGCTTGTATGCCGTATCTGCCGCAACTGGTGTAACATCTGATGTTTTAATAAAATTAGCGTGTCCACCCTCAACAACAATTTGACGAAATTCTCCGCCTTTTGACACGACAGGATATTTATAAATCCTATTCCACATGAGAGTTGCATCGTCAGATGCGTTTTCTTCGCCGTTTTGCTGAACCAGTGCAGATCGTGTTTGTGATAAATGCTGGACAAGCCTGCGCCCCCACGTCCGCCAATCGTTACCGATAACGTCTGGGGCTTTCTGTGGCTGTTTGCTCATCTCGCCCCACCAGCCGTAACATTAAGTCTATTTATGCCAACACGCCAATCAGCTAAGTTAGCCGCGTCAATCCTGAGTTTGACTTGCCTGCCTGTAAATCTCAGTGACGTCGGATTTGACATAGAGAACGCACCATATGAGCGCTCTTCGCCGTTAGGGTAAAACCTCGTCTTAAATGTGACAGTGACGTCACCCTGCGTCTTTTCATCTGGGATCATTTCTGTAACTGACATTACGCTTTCACCAGTACCTAGCGCAATTGATCCACTTTCAGCAAATGGCGTAAGTGAGCCGTAATCAAATCCAATCTCATGCTCGTATAACTTGTTGTTTTCTGCGCTTGCCCAAGTAGGCTGGCGATATGTACCCATATCAAATCCAGCAGTTCTACCTAGTTCACCAATATACCAAGTATTCTCAACGTAATTATAAACACAATATCTGTCATTTTCTGTAGATGAGCCAGAAGGATAAAACCAGAATATCTCGCCGTATGTGCTGTTAGTTACTGCAAAAGTTTTTGATATTTGCGCTCGGTTTATATCTGAGAAGACATAATCTGATATTTCGCTTTCTATTTGTTGCACTGCGCCGCCTGCATATGCATAAAATGAGTGATTACCCATCCAGAACGCGCCCTTATCAACTGATGCTATGGCTTTGTTTGCTATTAATCCACAACTCGCTCCGACACGCTCGATGCCGTAGACATATGGCGCACCAATGTAATTCGCGGCGTGTGCATCCATACTTGTTAATATTAGAGTTTGACCCTGCACACGTATACCAGCCATAATCCTGCCACTTGTGTTAAGCTCTAAATCTCCAGCTTCATTTGTTGCGGCTGGCGTCCATGTGGAGCTATCTTCTCTGTCACACCATTGCACCTTACGCTGGTTTCCGCCTGCACCTAATGCAAACAAAAATCTCTCTTCAGTTACGACGATACTTTCGTTATTCGTGGGCGCATTTGCTAATACTGCGGCTGGCGTTGAGTTGTTTATTTGCCACTCATAAATTTTTCCATCATCTTCATTACAGGCGACAAGGTATTCACCCCACGTATCTAATGACCATGTTGTTGCAGGCTGTATTCTTGCTGTGTCTGGGCGCGCCACGCCGTAGGCATACTGACCAAAGTAACTGCCACCATATCCTGTAAATGCCTCGGCGTCTTCACGACCAGCAGTCAAACCAACTGGCGTTATGTCGTGGCGCACACCCAAAGGCGTCCAAGTATAAAGTTTATTATATGTGCCGCCGACTATAAATCTGTCTTGGTTGTTTGCAATCCAAGTAATTAATCCACGAATTTTAGCATTAGCCGCCGTGTCTGATCGGGTACGCCAGCCACCCATTGGACGCATTGTACCATCGACCCAACGAATTAAGTTAGCGTCACGCCATCGCCCAGATGCTTGTAACTCAGTACCATTGCGGTAAATGCCAGCAGGGATGTCTAGTGGTATTAGTGGCATATTTACCTCGTTTTATAAGTTGCTGTTACTATAGCATATTTTGTGCGTTATGGACAATATAACCTTTATTCTGGCTTTGTAGGCCAATCACTGTCGCCCATATCAGGCCAATTTGCATGTGTAGTAATATCTCTCAAACTCTGCCTATATGTACCCCATTCAGCTTTTTTAACGTCAGTAAGTGGAACATCTTTAAGTTGCGTCCAATCCGACATTCCCAATAAAGAATTTCTAAATGCAATTGAAATGGTTTCTTGGGATGGCTGACTTATCGGATCAATTGTGCCTGTTTCTCCTGCATTAATAGACATTTTATCCGCATCCTCTAAATCCCACGCTATTTCTGGAGAATACGATCTTAATACATCTGTTAAATTTTCTGTAGATAAAGGTATTGGCATACCCACCAACTGCGATGCTTTTCCATCTTTTGAAAAAGTTACGTCCATGCAATTATTATCTAAATGCACTGCTGTAATTTCGTAATTAATAGTCATATTTAACTCCTAATGTATTATCAAATTTGTAATTTTCAACTTATAGACCCTAATCTTGTACCTGTTGCAATCCAAGTTACATAGCTGTTGCCAGTTAGTGCGCTACCACCACTACCACCGCCATAAGAACCAGAATATGACCCACTACCGCCACCAGCACCAAAATTACCGCCATCGCCGCCTTTTGCGCCTGTTGCTGGGTTACCTTGTTGTCCACCCCCAGCCCCACCTGCGCCAGCCGATGAGAGACTTCCGCTTGAACCATTAGAACCATTAGAGATACCCCAAGTAGTCGGGCCACCTCCATTACCGCCATTACCATTAGAGCGCCCACCACCGCCGCCGCCGCCTTGCCAAAATCTATCAGGATCGTAACTAGGCTCGACTCCAGCACCACCACCGCCGCCGCCGCCACCACCGCCGCCAATAGTGCCTTGATTGTTTATACTGACTGAAGCGCCAATTGATAATGCTTTACCGCCGCCAGTACCAGAAGAGCCTCCATGAGTGCCTGTGCTGAAAGCATTATTTATACTTCTACCAGTTCCGCCGTTTCCTCCTCTGCCAGCAATAAACCCATTATTAATTAGGGTCACACCATTAGGCCAACTACCATTTATTGTCATGCCATTTTCGCTTGTACTGGTTGCATAACAATAAACGCCACTATTAATTGTAACTTCTACTTCTTCATTTTGATCCCAACCATTATTAACAGCAAGAGTTCTCAAGTTAACATTTGTGGAATTAGAAGATATAGTCATTGAAAAATTATTCGCCTTACCATAACCCTGAGACATAGATATTTGCCCAGATGCATCATCAAACAAATCACGAACAGAACTATCACCTAAACCAATCTGAGCCGTACCACTATTGCCAAGTTCGACGTTAACGTCGTTAAGACTTATCTGCCCACTGGATTGTAATCCCATCTAACTTACCTCGCTTTTAGTTCTTCGATTTCAGCTTTTAGCTCTTTGATTGCTTCAATCATTAATCCATGAAGTTGATCGTACTGCACTGTCTTGTATTCAGTCTTATCATCTTCACCCATCTTGAGGGGCAACGTTGTTTCTGATACTGCACTTGGCATTACCTTCTCGACTTCTTGAGCAATAACACCAGCAGACTTTTTGCCATCAGCTAGGTATTCAAATGTGTAACCACTTAGCTGTGATACTTTATCTAAGGCATTGTCTATCTTAACGATGTCTTTCTTTAGACGCTCATCAGAAGTAGTTGTAGAGTAAGCAACAACGTTACCATCGACGTGTAAGTCACCATCGTTTTCAAGACGCATGTCTTCGTTGCCATCTAAGAACCACTGGAACTTGTCAGTTTGAGAAACAAAGTAATCATTACCATCACGACCCATGTAGAATAAATCTCCACGAGCGTCACTCTCAAGACTGAAAGTTGTACCTGATAAATCAAGACCTGCACCTGCACTGTAAGTTGTGTCTGTAATACCTGTTAGGTTAGAGCCATCGCCTGTGTATGACGTTGCGGCTACTGTGCCTGTTACTGAGACACCGCTTGATGTTGTTTCAATTTTCTTGGAGTTGTCGTAGTAAAGTTTTGCTGCACCATCCTTATTAGCACCTATATAAACTTCACCTGATGAACTACCAATCTCAACATAATTATCATCTTGTATATACATATTACCAGTAGTATTAGTAACAAATGTATGTGAACCATTGTGATAAATCTGTAGGTCATCAGCATTACCAAATCTAGCTTTCTCACTATCTCCAAAGCTAATTGAGTGACCATTGACATCTAAAGCTCCACCTAGTTGTGGTGTAGTGTCACTCACAATGTCTGTGCTTAGATTATCAAATGATGTTTTAAACGATGCTATGTCTACACCATCTACTGTACCTGATACTGCAACGTTGCCTGTTACGTCAATGCCTGTTGATGTTGTGGCTAGTTTGGTTGAATTGTCATATCTAAGTTGAACCTCCGCATTGTTATTACCTAAAATATATAACTCAGACCCATCAGCATTACCCAATCTAAGATTGTTTCCATATATTAATAAGTCACCACTACCACTTTCTTTAATAATTCCGTGTGTACCATCACTGTAAATTTGTAGGTCAGACCCAGCTCCGAATATGGCTTTGTCGTTGTCACCGAATGACAAGTTTCCTGTCATTGTGCCGCCAGCTTTTGGTAAAGCCGCATTAGCTGTTGTGGTTGTACTTGTTAAAACTGCATCCCTTGCGGCTATGTCTACACCATCAACAGTGCCGCCAACTGTAATGTTGCCAGTTGCGCTTATTGTTGTCCCTGCAATAGTAGACGCAGAGTTTGCACCAATTGGCGTTCCATCAATTGATCCAGAGTTAATATCAATACCAGTGACAGGCGTCGTACCATCTAACAGATTATCGACGTTATCTAAATTGGTATTTATTTTTGTACCCCAAGTATCCTCGGATGCGCCGACTTCTGGCTTTACCAGACCATATGTGGTTGTTGTAGTATCTGCCATAATTAACTCCTATGTTTGGCCTTGCGGCCTAGTATCGTTCATCAATGTAAGAGAAAGACGCAGTAGGCGCTGA